AAATGACAAATAAATGCACATGCGGCAAGTCCGCACACGAAGATAACGCGATATATTGTAGTCAATGCGGTGAGAAGCTGCCTGTATTGCAGTTCGGGAGAGCGGCTAAGGGTGAGGCGTACTGGTACGTTGATGATGACGGCGTTATAATAGTGAGACACGATAATTACGATTCTAAAGATAACGCTCGTTTCAAATGCGGAAATCACTACCCAACCGAAGCTGAAGCGGTGCAAGCGGCGAAAGAGCAGAAACTCAACGCACTGGCTAAACGGTGGCGGGCGCAGCATGATCCGGCGGAGCTGGATTGGAAAAATGATAATATTGCAAAGTGGGATTTTTTTTATAATTGGCGCACTGATGAGTTGAAAGCGAGAGGAATTTATTGTTATAAAGATTCAAGCCTTTACTTCTCCACCCAAGCACTCGCAGAACAGTTTGCCGCCGAATACCGTGAGCTGATCCTTGATTTTTTGGGGGTGGAGCGCCAATAAAACAAGCCCATAACCGCGTGGTGACAGTTACAGGCTTCCTTGACAAATATTTTAAAAAGTATATTAATTATACCACAACTATGTCTATATGTCAAGGAGGCTGTATAAATGTCAAGGAAGAAATACGAATGGGAAATCCGCGCGATCAGAGCATTGAAAAATTTAGATAAACACAAGCGGGCATTGGTGAAACTCGATGATGATTTAGAAGAATTGGAATCTCGCATTATAAAAACATCACAGATTTCAGATGTGCCCTCTCACGGTAACGGTCAGGGCTATAGCGTCGATGTTAATTACGTCAGCGATAAAGACTTCATAACGAAACAGATAACGTCTACGCGGTTTCAGATTGCATCTGTAGAGCGGTGTTTGGGATTACTGCCCGACAAGGAAAGGCGAATACTCGAAGTATGTTACGTAGGTAATCTCGGGAACAAAAATCCTATATACTATTTGATGTACGAGTTGAATTATCGCGAGGCGCAGATATATCGCATGAGAAGTGCGGCACTGGAAAAGTTCGCAACGGAAATGTACGGATTATTGGACTACACCCAAAATGATAAAAACATGATAAAAAAATCACCGAAAATGTGATATACTAATATCATCACAAGCAGGCGGAAACGTCTGCTTACTTTATTTCACAGATAAGGAGGAATAAAGCATGGCGACAATAGGCAGACCACCCAAGTTTACTTCAGTTGATGAACTTGAATTTATGATTGAACAGTATTTTACTTTATGTGAATCAAAACCTTATTTAGACGAATACGGCGAACCGATGATGGATAAACACGGTAATGTGATAGTAATGCCGGGTAAGCCGCCGACAATTACCGGATTAGCGTTACATCTTGGGTTTAACGGTAGATCGGCGTTCAAAGCGTATAACGCCAAAAAGGAGTTTATGCCCACAATTACGCGCGCGAAGGCTCGAATCGAAGAATACGCTGAAGGACGTTTGTATGACAAAGACGGTTGTCGGGGAGCAATGTTTTATTTATCCTTGAATGCCGACGGTTGGAAAGAAAGCAAAGAATCAGAAACAGATATTACCTTGAACCTCGTTAGTAACATACTCGATGAGGTTAAGAAAAAGGCTGAAAATGGCGGCGGAATTTAGTAAAAAGCAGCTTGAGTATATCCTCGAAGCTAACCATCGTTGGAATGTGAAATGCGGCGCGACAGGTGCCGGCAAAACCTATATTGACTATTTCTATATGATTCCATTCCGAATTATGGAACGTAAAGGAGAAAAAGGCTTAAACGTCATAATGGGCGTAACTCGTGATTCCATTGAGCGGAACGTCTTACAGCCTATGCGTGAAACGTACGGCGATTTCGTCGGCATAATCAACAGCCGTAACATCTGTAAAATGTTTGGTGAAAATGTTTATTGTCTCGGTGCTGAAAAAGTAAGTCAGGTATCAAAAATTCAGGGTTCTACAATAAAATATCTGTACGGCGATGAAGTTGTAAAATGGAATAAAGAAGTATTCAATTTCGTGAAGTCACGTTTACGTACGCCAATGTCATGCGCTGATTTGACTTGCAACCCTGAACATCCGGAGCATTTTTTTAAGAAATTTCTTGACAGTGACGCCGATATTTATCACCAGCATTACGTTATCGATGACAATCCGTTTTATCCGGCTGACGCTAAAGAAGAGTTAAAAAAAGAATATTTCGGCACTGTCTATTATACGAGATACATTTTAGGTGAATGGCAGAGAGCTGAGGGGCTTGTATATCAAATATTCGCTGATGATAATAATCGTTTCATCATAGACAATGCCACAGACTACCTCAGAACAACGAACCAACAGCTTGTGCGTATAGTCATAGGCGTTGACTTCGGCGGCAATAAGTCCGCTACGTCGTTTACAGCAGTCGGTATCACACGTAACGCGAGGAACATTGTATTACTATCTGAGCGATATATCACTACACCGCTTGATCCGACACAGCTGAACAATGAGTTTGAGGTGTTTGTGCGCTCTGTAACGTCCCTCTACGGCAACGGCGAGGTTTACGCCGACAGCGCGGAGACAATACTGATTCGCGGCTTGTACCATACAGCGCAGGCGAAGAAATTACATGTCACAGTGAAATACGCTTTGAAAAAACAAATCAATGACCGTATCATGCTTACGTGTCTGCTCATGGCGCAGGACAGGCTTAAAATCGTTAAGACGTGTACTAACACTATATCAGCGTTTAATCAAGCTGTGTACGACGATAAGGTGACTAACGAAGATGTCAGACTCGATGACGGCACAAGTAATATCGACAGCTTGGACTCATTTGAATACGCAATTGAACCGTACTATAAAGAACTGGAAACGGCGGGAATAAAAACATGACTATAAAAAACTACTTAAAATCAAGAGGGTTTAACGTTGAATACGATTTATTCTCTGAATATATACGAATGTGGAATGAATGGTATCAGGGCGATGTAAGTACGTTCCACCGGTATAAAGTTTACAACGGTAAGACTCATGTAAAATGTCGTCGCTCAACGCTTAACATGGGTAAAAAGGTATGTGAAGATTGGGCGAATCTGCTCATGAACGAGAAAGTCATAATTAACATAAACGATGAAACAACTAACGAGTTCATAAATTCCGTGCTTGAAGATAATAATTTCTGGGTGCGGATCAATGAAGCTCAGGAGTTGAAATCGGCGTTGGGNACTGTCGCTTACATACCGTACATCACGGACGCTACGCTGATCGGAGATCAGGTATCAGGCGGTAAAATCAAACTCGACTATATCGCCGCTGACGCTATTTATCCGCTGTCATGGGAAAACGGTAATATAATTGAATGCGCTTTCGCGAGTGAGAAATTCACAGGCGGTAAGTCATACATATATTTACAGCTGCACATCATCGAGGACGGTAATTACGTTATTGAAAACCTTATGTTCGAGCGCAGTCAGCGGTCCGGATCGCTTACATTGATTGAGCAGCTCAACGACGTGATGGGATTTGAATCTGTTGTATCAAAGGTACACACGCATTCACCTGACCGCCAGTTTGTCATAGACAGAATGAACATAGCTAATCACCTAATGCGCAACATACCTTACGGCGTATCGGTGTTCTCGACGGCGTTAGACATACTCAGAGGAATTGACCTTGTATATGACAGCTACAACAATGAATTTGAACTCGGTAAAAAGCGTGTCATGGTTCGAGCTGAAGCTGCTGACATGGCAGACGGCAACCCGGCGTTTGATCCGAATGATTTAGTATTCTATCAGCTGCCGAACGATATTGCAGATGAGAAATTCATACAGGAACTTGACATGAATCTACGTTCGGACGATCACGAAAAGGCGATAAATGATAACTTCAATCTGCTCAGCTCAAAATGCGGATTCGGCGAGAACCATTACAGCTTTGAGCGGGGAAGCGTTCAGACAGCGACACAGATTATATCCGAGAACTCAACGCTGTTCCGTACGCTGAAAAAACATGAAATTATACTTGAATCGGTGTTGATTGAACTTGTGCAAATAATAATCCGTTTAGGAAACGCGGTGATGAATCTCCATCTTAGAGAAGACGCTGAGATAACAATCAACTTTGACGACTCCATCATAGAAGATACAGCACAGATAAAAGCGCAGGCATTGACTGAGTTCCAGAACGGACTGATTGACGCAGTTGAATACATGGTGAAAGTATACAACCTCACAGAAGATGAAGCAATCGAAAAAATCGCTAAAATCGAAGCGAGAAAACCTGATGAACCGAGCGTTCACGATTGGAATGATGCAGAGTGATACGTCAGATTGATCCGGAATACATCGCTCAGAGGGTACAGCCAATTAAGGATTTGTACACTGACCTCGAACAAGATTTGATTGAAAGCATAGCGAAACGTATAGCTAAAACGAATTACCTCACGTCATCGGCGGCGTTTGAGCTTGAAAAACTTGAACAAATGCGGTTACTTGATACTGAAGCGATCGCCAAGATTGCCGCAGTGGCTAAAAAGTCACGTTATATGATTGAGAAACTTATCACCGACGCAGGATATTTTGTTTTACAGGCTGATGAGGAATTGTATCGTAAGGCTTATGACCTTGATATATTAGCCAATGAGCCTATACCGCTTAAAACATCGCCACGACTGCAGACGATCATGCGCGGCGCTATTAATAACGCCAAACACACCATAAACTTCACCAATTCGCAAGCGCATACATCGGCGCAGAAAGCGTATTACCGAGCGGCGAATAAAGCGTACATGGAAACGTACTCCGGTATGAAATCAATCACGAACGCCATTCATGACGCTGTGGTTGAGATGGCGAAAGCCGGAATCACTGAAGCGCGTTACATCAAAACGAGAGAATCCGGTAAAACGTTTACTCGACACGATCACATTGATGTCGCTGTACGGCGTAATATCGTTACGTCGGTCAATCAGGCTAACGGTGAGTTGTGTCTTGCGCGATCTGAAGAATGGGGCAACAATCTCGTTGAGGTGTCAAAGCACGTCGGCGAACGTCCTACTCACGCTGTATGGAGCGGTAAGATATACGCTATCGACGGTGAGGAATACGGCGAGTACGGTCATTACGCTAATTTACGTGATGTCACCGGATACGGCACGGCAGGCGGTCTGAAAGGCGTTAACTGCCGTCATACGTTCGGGATTTTTATAGAGGGCGTTTCTACTCCGGTTACATATCCGGATGAATGGTCTGATCCTGCATGGCAAGCTGAGAAATATAAAGAGAGTCAGGCTCAACGCAAATATGAACGTGAAATACGCAGTTTGAAGCGAGAAATTGCCGGACTTGACGCTATCGGTGAAGATCATGGTTTACAGTCGATGAAGTTGCGGAATAAGCAGAATGAGCTGAAATCGTTCATCTCTCAAACAGGACGGACACGGCGTACTAACCGTGAACAGGTTGTTGAATTTAACCGCAGTGTCGCGAGTAAATCGACATGGGCGGGGAAACGAGAGCTTGACAAATACACTAAATATCTGTATAATAAAGATGGTACGATTGTTGTTACCGATGACCATAAAAAATTGAAACATCCCGATACACCTCAGGATTATAAACCGTTTGCGGTTGTCGATACAATATCAAGTAATGGCACGCACAAACAAGTTGACCGCACATTTTATGATGAAAGTGGTAAATTCATATTACAAGTACATTCATCACATCACGGCAAACCTGATTTACATCCGTATGGGGGAAATGGTGAACATTCTCATGTTTATACGTGGGGCGAGAATCAATCTCGAACAACAAGAGACTTAAACGATAAAGAACGAAAGGAGAATAAAGATATATTATGGTAACAAGAGATTGGGTAAGAAGAAAATTTGAAGACGTATTAAATGATGTTCCGTTTTTTTACAATGGTGAAAACGGTTGCATTATACCGCATAACACAAAAAGATATGTCGTTGCTTACGGGAAAAACAGCGTTGAAGTGAATTCTCCTGACGAAGTAATGAATGTAAAGATTATTGATGGAAAATCCATTGATGAAGTGTTCGATGATATCGAATTCTAAACCAACAATTAAATAAACTACCGTTTGATCAGCACAATAGTGTGCCGATTGGGCGGTATTTTTATGCCCAAAAATAAAATTCGTCACCAGACGTTAAATGGGAGGAAATATAAAATGGCAGAAGATAATGTAATTGTAGACACAACTTTAAACCAATCGGGTGGTAACAATCCCGAGCCGCAGGTACCGGCTCCCGTGCCGGAACGCACATTCACACAGACAGAAGTGAGCAATATGTGCACTAAAGAAAAGCGCACAGGTGAAAACCGGATATTGAAAATGTTCGGACTTAACGCTGATACTGAGGTAATTCCGTTTTTGGAGAGTCATAATAACCTTAACAGTCAGTTAAGTAATACGACAAATGAACTCAACTCACTGAAAAATGAAAAAACATTACTCAGTAAAGGTGTACCGAGTGACTACGTTGAATTTGTCGGCTTTAAGGCGTCACAGTTGGTTGATGACAAGACCGATTTCAACACGGCTGTTGATAACTTTCTGAATGAAAACCCGATGTACTCAAACACAGCTAAAAAAGGTATGTCGGTATCGTTCGGAAAACCGCAGGAACCCAACGGAGTTGCTTTGACTCCAAATGAAAAAATGAATGAATTAATACGAAAATCGAGAGGATGAAATTAAATGGCAGTAAATTCAATATTAAGACCTAACGCTGAGGCGTTAATTGAAGAGCAGTTAATAAGAGAAATAGTACAGGGTACCGTTGCTGAAAGCGCGGTGCTTTCTTTATTCCGCAGATTACCCAACATGACAAGTAATATAACATCAATGCCGATACTTGATATGTTACCCGTCGCTTACTGGGTCAACGGTGAACCGGGACAGAAAAAGACTACCAAAATGGAATGGGCGAGAAAGAAAATATATGCTGAGGAAATCGCCGTAATCGTGCCGATTCCCGAAGCGGTGCTTGATGACGCTAATTACGATATATGGGCTGAAGTACGACCCAGACTTGTCGAAGCGTTTGGTAAGAAAATCGATGAAGCTATACTGTTCGGTATAGATAAGCCGACACAGTGGCGTGATTCTGTCGTCGATACAGCAGAGACGGCAGGTAATACAGTTACAGCTACAACCGATATCTTCGCTGATATCTTCGCTGAGGACGGCGTAATCGCTAAAATTGAGCTTGACGGATATATGCCGAACGCTTTCGCTTCCGCCATTTCAATGCGCGGTAAACTCAGAGGACTCAGAGACGATAACAGCAGACCGTTATTCGTCGGCGGCTTACGTGATACATCATCGCCGTACGCGCTTGACGGTATGCCTATGTTCTTTCCTCGTAACGGAGCGTGGGACGATGAAAAAGCATTGATGATATGCGGCGATATGTCACAGGCGGTATACTCCATACGTCAGGATATGACATATAAGATACTCACTGAGGGTGTAATACAGGACGAAAACAATGAAATCGTGTACAATCTCGCTCAGAACGACATGGTCGCGCTTCGTTGTGTAATGCGTCTCGGTTGGGAAATACCCAATCCGATCAACTCAATTCAGACAGATAAAACATTACGCTGTCCGTTCAGCACATATGTAAGCGCATAAATGCGTCAAGCGTAATGATTTACCTTGCGTACGGTGAGTACCTTAATATAGAGACAGGCGTGGAAGTACCGAGCGAAGATTTCAACTCACTCGAATTCTACGCCGCTTCTATTATTGACAATCTCACAATGAACCGTATAGATTTTGACAGCATGACGGCTAAAAACATACAGAGCGTGAAAAACGCCGTAGCGGTACAGATAGCGTACTTACATACTAACGGCGGTATTGATTCACTGCTTGATGACAGATCACTGAAATCCGAGAAAATCGGTAATCACAGCTATGAGCTGGACGGCGGTATATCTGATACAGCCGGTATGCTGAGCCCGTTTGTCAAGGGTATATTATACCCGACAGGCTTATTGTATAGGGGTGGTAGACGTGCGAATTCGTAAACCGAATAAAAGCGCACTGAGTCAGAGCGGAACACTGTGGAATTACAGCGGTTATGAGTCTATCGTCAACGGAGCGAAGCAGAGGAAATATAACCGCTACCATATTCATAGCGCTGTGTTCGACGGAGTGAGCGCTATGCTCGGTACACGTCAGCTCGGCAATCTGTACCTTGAGATGTACAACGGCGTTACTGAGGTGCGCAATGAAAACGGCGAACCATGCCGATATGTTTCGTCGCATGAATATCTGAACGCTTCGGAATCGGAACAGCGTAATTTATGGAC